ACCACACCAGTATTCATTTTCATCCAATCCATATATATCTATGCGACCACAAGAATATGACTCTAGATAATGTCTGTATTGAGTCTTTTCAAAAATCTTACCCGAAGTTTCTTTCCACTCAAACGGAATGTTTCTTTTCTCATACCAACTAGTGGCAATTGGTCCCATCCAGTTTGTGCTATAGGTTATCATAATCGTCCTATTAAAAATGCTTAGTGAATGTTATTTCAAAGTAGTCTTTATCGCTCAAATCAATATGGAAATATGACTTCTTACCATATATGATTGTCCACTCCATATCATAATCTTGTCTTAGTTTGTCCATTGTTGACATTGGTTCTGCCATCGTTAAACAAAGAGTACACAGTATAGGACTAAGCATGCTTATAATCTTCGGTTAATCCACAAACAAGTTTTAGTAACTATAATAGTGGCTGTGATGATTGATAGTATAATAGCAAATGATAACAAAAACCCATACATAAATTCTAATAACATAATTTCTAATCCCATAACGCTTCATAATACTTGCCGAACAACTTAAACCCATTTGAAATACGTGCTTGTTCTTTATGCATACCTTCTAGATCTAGCTCATAAGTATGACCTGCAGCCTTTTCCCAAGTGACTCCAATCTCAGTTCCATCTTTACCTATAACTGGAATACTATCATAATCGACCACACCACTAGAGTACTTAGTTTCCCAATCATTTAGTTTAGACTCAAAGGCAAAGATCATCTCAGTCATTACCCAATCCCACTTCTCCTCGTTATTACCTTCAAAAAACAAACCTATGTCTTCGTCGTCTACTAAAGGAACACCATGCTTTGTGTCTTTAAGCTGCTTTAGCATAGGGATAACAATATGAGCTAGTGTAGTGTCCATACTCCACGTATCATACTTATCAATCTTAACTTTAACTTTTGAAGTAGGAGCATAATCAAACCAATTATACAAGTAGTTATGATACCAACGCCAAGTTGGATATTTACCGATTTTAACTTTCATTTGATTTCCTATAGTTTAATTCAGCAACAAACGATGCAATCATCTTTGATTGACTACAATCTACAACACACGCTTCAAGGTGATCAGTTGACATATCTTTAATCTTAACATACTTTAAAGGCTGATCGCCATTGATACCATACGTACCCCACTCAGCATACTCACGAATAAGCTTATGGTCATCATCAGACCAAACAGCTAAATGTGTCTCATCACCCCATGCAGAACATCGTGAGTATTCAAGGCCACCATCGATCATATATGATTTACCATTAGCATCTTCATGTGTCTTATAATCATGCTGGTATCGAGACTCTATAATAGTTCCGTCAGGTGTCTTTAATCCGTTATATAGTAATGTTACATCATTATCCATTTTAATATCCTTTGGCCATATGAGCGTAATGCTCTTGAGTTAGTGGTTCACCACAGTCACACAATTGAGTCTCAAAGTATCTGATATCAGCATCAGTTGTATAAGGACAAGTGTTTTCTTTAATAGCTTTCGCTATACGAGCTTCTAAATTAGGCTTGGTATCTTTCATATATGTATACATCCAATCGAGTTGCGTCTTCAAGACGAATATAGCTTGTGCCATTACGAGTATTCTTATATGATGCTTCGTACGCAGGGTTGTTTTTACCTAGACGTCCACGAACTTCAACTCTGTATTCCATTCCACGACCCTCAACTGAGTCTCTGGATAATTGATTGACGCTCTTAATGTGGTTACGTAACTCGTGGATTCTAAACATTGAGTTGATATCGTTAACATCAGCAGTGAATTGATATGATTTTGAAGTACGTTTATTCATAATGATATTCCTTATTGTTCGTATTTAGCGAATTTGTCTCTAATGTCTTGAATTTCTTGAAGAGACAGTTTCTTGGGAGGACATGCTTTCGTTTTATATTTGTCAGGATCGGCTTTGACAAGATCATATAATGCAGTCAATTTCTTTTGCATAGACTTACTTACTTCACCGCTTTCATTTCTCATAATGATATTCCTATACGTTTGATATTAGACGACGTTCACGTGAAGATGAACCATCACGATATATAACAAGAGTACTTTTAAGACCTAGCTTTTCTAATTCAATAGAATCATTATCAGCAAAAGTTAAATACCAACCAAAGCCTAAAGCTTTGTCATAAGATTCTATTTGCTCATCAGTGGCGTAACGCTTAATAAGCTTACGATATGCATTAAGTCTTTCTTCAAGAGCAACAGCGTCTTCTGTAGCAATATCATTAAGAGTGTTTTTAACAAGTTGGAATGAATTCATATAGTCGTTTCTCAATAATTAATAGGAGGAGGGGTGAAGCTGCGATTAAGCAGCTTTGATCATAGTAAGTGGAACGTTCCAATTAGAACCTTTCATATCAACAATAGCTTTAGTACGATTGATTTTAACAACCACACCTTTAATATCACCATCACGTGACTCTACGATAACGTTAGAACCAACTTTAATAGAAAATCTAGTTTTAGCACGAATTTCAGTTTTAAGTGATTTTTGCTTTAACTTAATCAGTTCAATAACATCATTCATTTCTTCTAATGAATTGATTGAACTGATTGCTTTGATCATATTCGCAGATAATTTCATAATATAGTATTTCCTGTTTGATTAATTTATAAGTATATTATATCATATGTAAATGATAATGTATACCTTTTTTTCACTTTTATTTAGATTATTTCGTTATAAGGGTTATAACTTTTGGTTATATAAACGTTATTCATCTTTTATATCCCTTGTTTAATTTATAAGATAATTATATCATAGCTACAGGCAGATGTAAAGGTTTATTTCACTTTTATTTAGATTATTTTGTTATAAGGCTTATAACTTTTAGTTATATAGATATGTGACTGTCTTTACAGCGAAGTCATTCTGATATAACGGTCCAAGGTCATATATTGGCTCCGCCTGCTGGGCTCGAACCAGCGACCCAATGATTAACAGTCATTTGCTCTACCAACTGAGCTAAGGCGGAATAATTGGAGCCCTCTATCCGATTCGAACGGATGACCTACTGATTACAAGTCAGTTGCTCTACCAAGGCTGAGCTAAGAGGGCGTAATACTAATAGACTATCATATAAACGACCACGATTGCTATCGCTAAATAAAGGAATAAATCATCGTGGTTGTTCATTAGTTAATCCTCTTCCATGGGGAATAGTTTATATATAACTTCTCCACAAGCCTTTGCAATCTCACAATGCTCGAGCTGTGTTCCATTTGATGAACGTAAGTCAATATAATGTAACCATGAACGTAACGTACCATTCACATATAGACGAGACTTTGTAAGACCTTCAGGAAGTAATGCTCTTGCCTGTTCCTTTGCAATGCCTAACTTCAAAGCTTCCTTATAACACTTAGCTGCCATATATTCTACTCGACTTTGAATCCTAAACCAGTCATGTTGAATAGTCTTATCATCAGTCGGTACAGAATTTTGTCTATTCTTTTCATCTTGCATTCTAGCTTCACGCTTCTCAAACATATTATCAAACCCTTCATCAGGATTAGCATATCGCTGAGAGAATTCTTGGAATGTGAATGATCTATGACGTAATAACTGTCGTGCAATATCACGAGTAGTATCGATCTCTAAGCAAACATTGACCATCTCTAGAGGTGACCAATGTTTATGCTTAATAAGATACTTAACTAGCTTCTCCGAAGTCTCAGTATTGTTTTGATTACTAGGATTCGATACTCGTGCACAATACGCTACGAGCTGTAGCATATCATCTGGTAGTTCACTGTCATCTGGTACTCGTGAATAAGAAACTAGATTTACTTTCATATTAGTCTTCCGATGTAAAGATTGTTAATAGACCATACACTACACCCGCCATAGCGAATAGTTGTGCTAGATCACCAAATAAAATAACAGCACCACAAGCTGCTACCATTGCTGCACCATCCATTGTTGATCGTTCTTTTAATCTTGATTTTAACCAATTCATAATATTCTCCTTTAAAAGTTAAATTTAATTTCTGCTTCAAATTGATGAACTAACTTGTTGCTACCAACATGTTCAATAACACCATCTTGGTTCATCACATCATTACTATTGTCACGCTTAACACCTTCCCAATTAAGATCAAAGGTAAACCCTTCAACCAACTCATAAACATAACCGAATTCAGCTGCTACACCTCGATCGAGATGATTCGTAATTACACCAGCTTCAGCGTAGAAGCTTCCTTCAGTCTCATAACCAAGACGAAGATGCTCAGTGCTGTCATCTTTCTCACTATCAGTGTAATCTAATACGTGAATGTATTTAGCGTATGGACCAGCTTGTACTGATGCCGTTGCTACTAATGCTAATGTTGCTAAGGTCTTTTTCATATTATTATATATCCTATATTTTAAAGCCACTAAAATCTGACTTTTCATTGTTTCCAAAACTATTAATTGGCTTGTCTGGAATAGCCATGTCTTGCATGATATTATCTTGAGCTGATTCTTCTACATCATATAGCTTCATCTTAGCCCGATCAATACCGACTACAAAACGTTTATACTTAGTCGGATCATTATAGCGATTCTTTAATTGTTTCACCATGATCTGATTAAGTCCTTCAAGCTCTTCAGTGGAGATAAGAGCAAACATAAGATCAGCCGTTGCTGGCAAACCAAATGATTCAGAAGTATCTTCAAGACCAACATCGGTATTACCAAAGCCGGATCTTGTTGTTTGTGTTGCACTCATAATAGGCAAATTAAACTCTACTGCAAGGCCACGTAATTCTTCAGCAATAGATTTGATAATGGTATAACTATTGGCTGAAGTATTCTTAACTCTTGCAGATGAACATATGTTTAAATAATCAATGAAGATCATATCAGGAGTGAAGTTCTTTTTAAGCTTTAACTCATTGAGTAGAGCTCTAAAGTGACCGACATGAGCAGCACCTGTTGGATATTGTTTAACGATTAGTTTACCAATGGAACCCTTTGCAATCTTTTTGATCTTTTCATCAAATACATTCTTAGGTAATTCACTTAATTGTTGGATAGGTATATCCATTAAGTTAGCATCGATACGTTCTGCGATACGTTCTTCTGCCATTTCCATTGTGATATACAATACGTTCTTACCTTCAGATATTGCATTGGCAGCCATATGACACATGAATAGAGACTTACCAACACCTGTACCTGCTAGCGCTATATTCAAAGTCTTATTAGGTAAACCACCCTTTGTCATCTTGTTAAACAGATCAAGATCAAATGGTATCTTTTCTTCTTCATTGTTATAGAAATCAAATCGTGAATCAGCATCATTGATATAATCATGACCGATAGCTTGATCGAAGGACACACCCAGAGCTTCTTGTAGAATTTCTGGGATAGCACCTTCAGTCTGCTCTTCGTTCTTACCATCAATAATCTGAATAGAGTTCATGATGGCACCATAGATTGCTTTATCACGACACCATTTTTCCGATTCAGCTATGAGATAATCTGTATCGATATCAGACTTAACTGAGATTTCTTGAATCAAGTCATATGCTCGAGTGAGTGTTTCATCAGGAGCTGAAACCTTTTTGATTTCAATCTCCAACACTCTACTCGTAGGTAACTTATTATGATCACGAACAAAGTCTGTAATTAAATCAAATACAATCGTATGCTCGCCTTCAAAATATTCTTTCTTAAGATATGGTACTACCCTCCGACAAAAGTCTTCGTTATTAAGTAAGTGGTTAAGTATATGTGTTGGGATTTCATTTTTCAATTAGTTATTATCCAAAGTGTTTGTTAATAGTTTCAATCTGGTCTTCATAATGAGAAAGCTTATCGATCTCATTTTGAATCGTTTCAATATAGTCTGAATGCTCAGCTACACCAGATGGATTATTAAGAAACACTTCAACGTTTAACTTATGCTTGGCAATATTACCTTCAGCATTCTTAATCAATGCTTGAATCAATCGTGTTTTCATTTGCTTCCTCTTTGCTGTTTATAATATGAGATAGGATATCACCTAAGTAATTCTTAAACTCTTCACTCGATTCAAGTTCGTCGATTTGATATGAGTTAGTTGAATCTTCTATATGATATGAAAATGCTAATGTTGCTATGCCGGACTCAGTGTTTTCCTTAATACTAACTTTACCATAAGTTACAACGACATCAGCCCAATCGCCAGTTAAAAGCTTAATACCGTATAGTTCGGATAGATTACTTTCAACAAACTTATAATCGCTTTCAGATATACTATTATAACTCATTTTCGTCCTCTTGTAAACGGTTTTTTTCATTAGATTGTTTAGCACCAATTTGATATTTCTCAGTTAGATACGTTTTAAAATCAGTATCCTTAAAGATAGGTTCCCAGAATTCTGGTGTTAGAGTTTCCTTTTCCCTAACCTTTGGTTGCACCAATTCACCGGTACTGCGATCAACACGGCAATACCAACCATTAGAAGGCTTAGCGACGTAATTACCATCAAGAGCGACATCAAGCAAACCTGAATGAGACTCAATACCACCATCCCAAGAAACTTGAATAGGCACTTTAGATTTTTCTTTAACAAACCTTGATTTCTCCACATTAATAACAAAGTCATAACCAGTTACTTCAGTACCAGTCTTATTCTGTCGACGACCTAAGATCCAAATGTTATCAGCTGAGTAATAGATACCCGTACCGCCTGAAACAACTGCTTTAGGAAATAGACCCATCTCTTGATATGTATGGTTGATAGCTAGCAATGGAATGTTTCTCATTGTTAGATATGGTGTTACCATACGGAATAGACCTTTAAGAGCTTTAGCACGAGACATATCAGCAACTGATTTCTCATCCTTAGCATCTTGTAATTCTTTCTTAGAAGCAAGGTTACCAATTGAATCGATTACGATAATCACATTATCTTTACGTTCAATATTATCTAATTGACCAACTAGATCAAACTTAAGTTGCTCAACATCAACGATAGGAGTATGTAGTACACGGCTCGTATCGATACCAAATGTTTCGAAGTACGATTGAGGTGAACCAAACTCTGAATCATAGAATAAGCAAACAGCATCTTTATGTTTTCTTAGATAAGCTGCAGCCATCAATAAAGCAAATGATGTTTTAAAATGCTTTGATGGACCAGCAAGTACAGTAAGACCTGATGATAGACCACCATCTGGATCACCTGATAACGCAACGTTAACCATTGGCACATCAGTTGCAACTTGATCTTTTACTGAAAAGAATATGCTTTCGTTTAGAATAGAAGTTTCCTTGATCTTAGAATTCTTCTTTAATTTATCCATAACACTCATATTAGTACTTCCTATTATTACGTTGGTTCATTGGATTCTCTGCATTCAATCTGCTTTGACGCTTCACTGCTTCCTTTCCTTTACGACGACGCTTTGATGTTGGCTTCTCGTAATATTCCTTCTCTCTTACTTTCTGTAAAATACCAGCTTCTTCAACGATCTTGCTGAATTTGCGTAATGCTACATCGAACGGCATTGGTTTTTTGGTTTTGTTTTTGTTTAAAATTACCTTAGGCATAGTTTTCTCTTTGTTGATTAATAGTATATTATATCATAAATTCATCCAATTGTAAACCTTTATTTTCATAATCATAAGTACGTTTCTTATTGTCTTCGACTAAGAATTTAGTTTCAATTGAATCAAGATTTCCTTCAAGCCATTTCTTTATCATGCGCGCTGGATGCTCTGCTGTTGTAACAGGAACATTTTGGCATATATGATTTAGATTAGCTTTGGGATTTATCAGTTGAAAATCTGTTGGAAGCTTCATAATTGACATAGCTTCACGGACAGTTAAATAACGGTCTTCATCTGGATGAGTAAGACACGTTGGCATATGACCTACAAAGGCACCTATTTTACCCTTAGGAATCTCTGTAGTCTTACGCATAATGTTACCACCAGCTTTAAGCTTATGATATTGTCTATCACATTTCTTAGCAACATTATCGTAACCTTGTTCACGCATCCACTCAGCAACAACTTTATAATTAGTATGATCTTCAATATAGCCCATTGGATTAGTTGTTTTTTCAATCTTATCTTGAAACTCAGAATGCGTAATACCACCCTCGATAACTTCTAATACGTATCGATAGTAAGGATTATCAGATGGTTTTTTATCGTTTGTTAGTACGTTCATTGGATCATCTTCGCGTCTTTCGATAGAACGGATATGATCTTCAATAGTAATGTGCGGCTCACTAACGTAGCCAAGGAGTGGCACTAGGTCTCCTTTCCAAAAAAAGTAAAAAGTTCTGTCTCGAACTTGTGACAGACCATGCAATATGCTCTTAGTTTTATATATGCTAAAAACATACCCATGATCTTCAGCAATCTTTCGAAGACGTTTAACAACAGGTTCACCCATCTTAGATGCAAGTCTTGGTGCGTTCTCTCCCCAGAATACTTTAGGTTTAACCTTACCCAACACATATTCTGCTGATTCATACATCCAGTTATTCATAGCACTGTTTGAATTGGCTTGTGGAGATAACGAAGAAAGGCCAGCACATGGACATACTGTATTGACTATATCAACATAATCTGTTTTACCATTACCTTCGTCAATCACATGGTATGGTACTTCATTATTATAGTGATTCAGTATTTGAGAATCATTACTTGCAAACGCACTATATGACAAAATGTATTCAGGACGTTTACCGAACACATTCTCCATTGCAATTGTTTCTCCACCAATAAGTGGTACTATACTTGCCCAAGTTGCCATTTTAAAAAAATTCCTCTAGTGTGTTGTTGTTAGATTGAATGCCATTCCAGTACGGATAGAATTCACGAGATAAATGAATAGACTTTGGTTTTTCCATATACTTAAAATCAAGCTCACCAATATTATTATAGAGCTTATCAGTCCATCTTATGATGCCATATTCCTTTTCGATGTAGTCATTAAACTGATTACGAATATCACTCCTTTCTTGCCATGAACCCCAGAATGGTTGGCCTTTGTGATAACCTGATTGTGGTATTTTTCTAGATTCATTTTCAATTGGTAGAAGTTCATATATCTTAGCATTATATTTACCAGCCTCTTCCATATATCTATCAGCTAAATCTATGATAGAAGCTTCTAATCTAATGATATGATGCCGCACATCGATATTACCAAAATAGCAATGGAGTTCTTTATAGTCATGTGGAATAAAAGAATCAAATCCTTCTTTTAAAGCGCCATTAAGAGTTTTAAATGGAACACTATTAACTGTCCAACCAGGCCTGTACATACATATAGAATGGCTATCACCAATGACAAGCTTATCAGTTGGATTAGGATAATCGACTCTTATTGCTGTATCATGCATTCTTTTAAGATTTTCTAAATCGACTTGTTCCCATTCAGGTTGAACTTCTCTTTTAGGTGATTCTAGTTTATTCTTAAGCATTTCATGATATGGTGGAAAATCAATGCCTATAGAATAGACTTGGCCTTTAAATTTAGAAAAGTTAACAGTGTTTTGAACGTATGGAAACCCATAAACACCACCAAACATGTTAAGACCACCACTGTAATCGCTGCCATGATATACCCATAGGTTGTCATATTGATTATGATCTACAATTTCACCGCCATAGTTAACATCGCAATGGCCATATTTTTGTTTAATCATATCACCATATATAACACCTTGAGCTCCTCTATGAGAAGCATGACGTTTTGCTATTGGTATAAATGGACAATTAATTATATTCTTCATTTTCTTCTCAGAAATATGTCAACGCCCCACAGTATTCCGCCCCTTTCTTCTTTAATACCAAGTTCTGGTATTTCAAAAGGTACGTTATTATTTCTAAATCCTACTTCAGGAGCAACGTTAATAATATCAAAATCTTCTACTATAGTATTATACCACAATTCTACAAATTTGTAAATCTTTTTAGCATTATGAATTTCTAAAGCAAACTCATTTATGCATTCTGGTATTTTACCATTATTTAATTCAAACCAATCAAATTCAGTTCCTTCAATATCCATTTTAAGATGCGTTGGCTTATGCAATTCTATCATATCATCAATGAAGTAGTTTGTTACATCATATTTTAATGATCTCTTTTTTATTGTATACGCATGTGGTGTGACTGTACCTGAGCATGTACCTTGGTCTGTTGGAGTTCTATGAAATGTAATTGTGTCATCATGTAAATGGGATACTGCTGCTTGATGTATTATTCCATGATCTGGAATATTCTTAGAAAGAACTGTAAAATTATCCGGATCAGCTTCAAAACCAACATACTTTTCTACATGATCATGTTTACACATATGAGCAAATCCACCAATATTAGCTCCAAAATCTAATACAATCGATCCTGGTGTAAAATTAAAATACTGGTAATTTTCTATACAATCCTTTATCATTCTTCTATCAGTTCCATTTCCCTTTCTACAAATAACATCTTTAAATGTTTGATATTCCATTACATAAACTCCGATAGTGTATTCTGTTGTTTTACTCTTGATACCTTCCTTCGGCCGCAAGCTTTTTCGTCATCTCTTATCTGTAGATACACACCATACTGACAGCATAGAACCTCAGTACCATAGTACTTTAATCCATTCTGTTTTTCTTTAAATAAATGTGAACCATTGTCTAATTCAATATTATATGCGGATTCATGGAATGTAACATCCTTAGTCAAACCAATTTCAGCTGCGTTTTCTCTCATAAAATAAATTGCTTCAGCAAGATACTTATTAGGAACATTTGGCCATAAGAGTTTTATCGTATAAACTGCACCAGGGCCAGGAGCAACAAATCGTTGATCATGATGATACTTCATTTGAGGTAAAACCGATGTTGAAGTTGCACAATGGAATCCATAGTATTCTCCAACGCCAGGCAATGTTCGCAATAGAGTAAACACTTCATAAAGATCCTTTGCTGCTAACATACCTTCAATGATTTTAGAATCTTTAAAAGATGCAACCCATTCACTCACATCAACTGGATGAAACTTACGATCAGGATCATTATACTTTTTACGACAATAGTTTCTACCAGATGTTTGAATAGAAGTATGAAGTTCAGTTGTTCCCCAGATTGGTTGTTTATTCTTAATGGCTTTATTTACATTATTACGCAAAGACTTAATATAGTCATCATCACCATCAGCAATACGGTCAAAATCAACAAAGGTTCCTTCCTTTCCTGATACTACCCAGTGAACACCACGAGCACCATAGAAATGAGATATGATTGTGTTACCAACGATATTAGTATCGCTCATATCGGATGTTGCAATTTCAGTACCAATGAATCTCATACGATCATCTAAAGTAATAGTCGGATGAAAGTATTCTACGTTCTCACCTAGTCCATAATCTACCGCACCGTGACGATTTAGATTTTCATATTGATCAGTCGTAAACCCCTGTTGAATAGCAGCTCTATCATTGATTTTCTTTAAGAAATGATTAAAGTCAAGCATGAGGTCTTTATCATAAGACCACCAATCATAGTTATAATTATTAGTAGCCAATGAGACCCTCTCTTACTAAATGAATTACGTTCAATTTTAAATGTACCTTTTTGATTTCTTCGATTTGAACAGGATCATCTTCAAAATGAAGTCCAATATCGTATGTTTCTTTTAGAGTTTCAATACAACGAGCTTTGTGACGACCGCTTTCTTCGCGAGAGTATGACTCATGATCTCTGGTAATGGGATTATACATAACAGTATTATATATGCCACGAGATTTAAGCATAGTTTCTGTCTCTTCTCGTTGTGTATATGAACGACCTGTAATGATAATATCATCTTGACCAGGACGCACACCAGTTACGTCCTCACCAAAATATATTACACCATCAATATCAAAAGTATTAATCAATTGCTTAGGCATAATCGTTTTCACCTGATTGGAATGTGTAAGTTAAGTCTTCAACTTTAGGATTGTTTTCTTTAAGTTGTGGGCGTGTAATATCAGTTAATACTCTACGAGCTAATGCATCACATTCAAACTTAGAATCTGCAGTTTTAAGCTGTTGAGGTGGAGTCTTTTGTGACCATGCTGATGGACCACGTAAGTAACCAACAATACCCATTTCAGCCGCTACTTTACAGAATCGAATAGCATCATATACAATACCAGCACTGTTAGGAGAATCTTGAACAGATAATCGAGCAGTCAATTCATAACGAGCTCCTGCCCAACCCCAAAACACCATATCGATATTAGCAATCTTATTATCAGATCCAATATACTCATCACCTGGTTTTTGGAAAACTGTAAGAGATGGACCAGCATACATTGTAAGACCAGCAATATCTTTACCACGTACTGCAGCCTGACCATTAAGAACATTTTCTTTTGAGATATGTTTATTCTTTAAACGATCTTTAGTTGCCATGTTTAGAAAATCAGTATTAGCAGTACGACCAGTTCTACGCATATCACCTTGTGTTGTACCACAAGCTTTGTTTTCTTGAATATGTTGAGTAACTAATAGACCTGAATCCATAATAGATCCTTGAAGGACTTCAGATAAACGAGACGCACCATAATCAGAACGCATATCAGAACCAACGATTGTTACACCGTGTTCGATAGCAAGCTGTTCTAATTCCATAGCGTCTTTAGTAGAAATATAAGTTGGCATACAGTTAACAACATGAACACCAGATCTAATAGCATTTTCAATGTGCCATCTAGCCGCTTCTTCTGAACCTACTGGCATATAGTTAAGTAGGACATCAACATTACGAGCTTTAAGAATATCACGATATTCAGAAGCAGTAATTGGAGCTGTTTCTGTATCTTCTAAAAACGAAATATTTTCATTTAGATCATTCATATGAGGTGCAATACCATCAAGGGTTGGTGATCGATATACTACTGATTCGTTAGCAATACAACTCATGTCGTGACCTGGAGGAAATACTTCCATGTTACAATTGGGTTTTGCATAGATTGCAGTATTTAATCGTCGACCTACCTTACGTGAATCAACATCGAAGCCAACTACAAAATTAAAATCTGGAGCTGAATAACCACCAATGTCTTGAAACATCAAGCCGATAGTGTCTTCTGGTTTTTCGTTATAATATTGGACACCTTGAATAAGTGCCGATGAACAGTTACCTACGCCTGCGATGGCGATATTAATTTTTGACATAATTTTCTCCTTTATATCAGTTTTTTTATGTGAGAGATTTGACTGGATCAGAGTAGCTCACGTGAGTTAATGTTGTGTTAGTATCTATACGGTTTTCCAATGTATTCCTGCCTCGTTAAGTAATTGTATAGTGAGCTCAAATGATTCTAGCCATTTTTCATCAGAGTTTTCTAATGAGTTTTTGCACATTACGATTCGTTTCACGCCAACCTGAATAAGACCCTTTGCACATTCAGAGCAAAGAGGCAAACCATGTATATAAACTGTTGAACCATCAAGGGATATCCCATTGAACGTAGCATTATATATGAGGTTCATTTCAGCGTGGACGACATACTTATACTTCTTAGAACGATCATTTAATCGCTCATCAGTATCATCAATGCCACGAGGAAAGCCATTGAATCCTTGAGCCAATACTTGACCTTTAGAACCAATGGCTACGGCACCTATTTTCTTTGATGGATCTTTTGACCAAGATGCTACCACCTCGGTCAATTCCATATAACGTTTATCCCATTTATTTGACAAGATCAAAGTGCCTCTCATATACGTGAAGATTCTGAACCTGCCAATGGATATTACCAACTGTAATTGGTGGTCTACCTTGAAAGTCGTTTATATCTCCGCATAAGTGATATAGTACATGTTCTTGCCATGCAAAATCATTCTTATAACCAAAGACAACATCATTAGATCTCATTTGAACTACACAATGAAGTTGATCATCACGAATATAATACGTTACTGCATTCGTACAAATAAAATCATTCTTACCATTAGCATCGTAATCAACCCATATAGAAGGACGTTGATATACCATCGATGCACGACGTGAATCTTCATTGCCACTTAATTCGTTTAATACTTTATTATATTGATTGTAATGCTTATCATTATAGATTAGATTACCATAGTTTGAATTGATTTCACCATGATCATTGGCTGTCATCTTCCATGCTTTAGGAGGCTCACTCGATATATCATAGATATTAGTCGATTCACTATCATACCATTCAAGTTCTTTTTGGATGTAGTCTTCATTTGGAGTACCAAAGATTGCATTTTCATCGGCAATAAATGATGCACCAAGTAACTCAATAGTTTTAGAACCGGTACGATCAGTTGTAAAGTTTTCTGCTTCTAGTTCATCAACAAAGTATTGACGAATATCTTCAACGTTTTGCATTATTTAGCATCCTTAGGTTTAGGGCGATGTGCATTCT